ATCATTGCTCTGCAATGTCAAAGAATTGACAGACAAGCTGTCAAAGTATTGACTGCGTTATAGTCAAATAATTGACGTTATACTTAATTTTTAAGCATAAAATTAAGCATACCTGCATAGACCTATAATCTTTTTATACGTAGCAGGTTTAAAAAAAACGCTTAGGCTGACCGAAAAAAAATCTTTGTCGCTGTACAAGGCTAAAACTGGCATTATTCCAGCTAATACGTTGATTTTATTATATAAAATTTGTGTGATTTTAGAGGGTACGCATGACCCACTGGGGGTCTGCACGTACATGTGTACAGCAATTACCCGAGATTGGGTAAATAGTTTCATATACCAGACGGCGGCTACTTACTTTAGATACAAAAAAAGCCCCTTATCGGGGCTAATGTAGAGAAATCAAGGGTTTAGTCCCTTATACCAGGGCTATTTACGTGCTCTTTTCTTTTTTGTTTTCGTGGAATTAATCTTTTCTTGTTCATCTTCACGTAACTTTTGCATAAGAGCAAGTGCATCACTATCGGGTTGCGTCTTTTTGGGGAGTTTTTTGACAATGTATTCTCCTTTTTGGTATTTTAAAGGAGATTTGTACTCTTTTGAAAAGTACCATTTGGGTATATTTGTAGTTTTTCTAAATATCTCGACCATAATCTCTAAGGGGGTCACTCAGGACACAAAAAAAGCTTCCGAAGAAGCTTATAATGTTAACCTGAAAAAGAAAAAAAAGGGAAAAAAAGAAAAACATGGATTTTATACCAACTTTTCGGGACCTTGTCAACCCCCTAAATAAAAATAAATTTTTATTGACAGGAATTTATGTACAATTTTCCATTTATGTGGTATAATATGTGTATTATGACTGTACAACCACAATTTGGTTCTTTATTAGAGCAAGTCTGCTATGAATATGAGAGATATGGTAGATTTAAAACGCATATACCAAGCCACCACGTTATTTATATACGTGCGGCTTTAAAAGGACGTACTGGGAGAGACTTCAGCGTTGAGGAAATAGAAAAGGCATTGGTAGCGGAGGGTATGTCACAGTATGTGTAGAGAGTAATCTCTATCAGCACAGAGCAGCTTGATACTGTACTTATTCCTGAGGGGTTCGATGCAGTTACTCAAGTTTAGGGCGAGATTATACCAATGTCGGTCTCGCCCATTACTTTTAAGGATTAAGATGTTTCAAACACTTGTATTGGCATGTTTAGCAACAAATCCAAATATATGCCAAACACTAGAAGATTTGTATGGACCTTATAAAACTAAGAAAGAATGCACAACACGAGCTTATGAAATAGCTGTTGAGTTACCAGAGTATTTACCAAATTATGTAGCTATGAAGTATAAATGTGTAGATGTGGCAGATAAAAGAATAGATAAGAGCATATAATGGCAGGGATGAAAGGACATACCATAAAAGGAGGGCACAAGCGACCAACTAAAGCTGGTGCTGGTATGACCAAGAAAGGTGTTGAGAAATACCGACGGGAAAACCCTGGCAGTAAATTAAAGACTGCAGTAACTGGTAAAGTAAAGCCAGGAAGTAAAGCAGCTAAGAGAAGAAAGTCTTTCTGTGCTAGAAGTGCAGGTCAGATGAAAAAGTTTCCAAAAGCGGCAAAGAATCCTAATAGTCGCTTAAGGCAAGCAAGGAGAAGATGGAAGTGTTAAGAGAGTTAAACTTCGTATTGTTTAAAATATTTAATAGTATCGGTAATAATTGTTATAGACGTTATGTAAAACTATTACATAAGTCACAAGGGAGAATATAGTGCTTGGTGCATTAATTGGACCTTTGGCAAATTTAGCTGGGACTTGGTTTGAGAACAAAGTCGAGAAGACAAAAGCAGAAGGACAAGCTAAAGTCGCAGAGGCTCGTGCTCGTGCAACTGTTGCTGAAAAGGTTGCAGCAGGTGAAGTTGCATGGGAAGGTAAGATGGCAGATGCAACAGTGGATTCTTGGAAAGACGAATTTGCGTTAGTTGTACTGTTAGCACCAGCGATTTTAGTTTTCATACCTGGAATGAAAGATTATGTTAAAGAAGGATTTGATATATTGGCAACTTTGCCTGAGTGGTATCAGTACCTCTTATATATTGCAATTAGTGCAAGCTTTGGAATCAAGGGAGTTGGACAAGCTGCAAAGATGTTCAAGAAGAAGTAAATGAATTTAATGGTCCTACAAGATGAGATAGCAAATGACGAGGGAGTCGTTTATGAATTGTACCGATGCTCGTTAGGACATTTAACGGGGGGTATTGGACACCTTGTAACAGAGTGGGATGAAGAATACTATGGTATGCCAGTAGGGACAAAAGTGCCACATGAACAAGTTGATGCTTGGTTTGCTGTAGATATAAATAGAACATTACAGGATTGCAAAGAGATATTCCCAGATTTTAATGATTTACCCGAAGAGGCACAATTAGTAATTGCTAATATGTGTTTCCAATTAGGGCGACCAAGATTAAGTAAATTTAAGAAGTTTATCGCTGCTATAAATGACAGAGACTGGATTAAAGCAGCCGACGAGATGGAAGATTCCAGGTGGTACAGACAGACCACAGCAAGAGCTGAGAGATTGATAGCTCGTATTATTACATTAGGAGTACCAGCATAATGGAAAGAATGGAAAACGAAGATTTAATAAAAGCAGCAGACAGAAAGTCCGTGGCACAAGCAAGAGAAACTTTAAGTAAAATTGGCAAAGGCGATGATAAAATTGATACGAGTAAAATGACAATAAAGCCTAATACAGCCCAACAAGATTTAATTAGAGCTTACAGATTTAAAAATAATGTCCCTGCTAGAGTATCTGATGCTGATGTTCTTAAGATGATAAACCAAGGCACTCCTGCTAAAAATAAAAAAGGAGCCGCCAAGCTTCCTAAGAAATCTATTATGGAATTACCAACTAATGTGCCAAGATTAATGAAAGGTGCTTTACTTGGAGACTTAAATAAAGATGGTAAGATGTCTGGTTATGAGACAGCTAGACAAAAAGCGATTACTAAAAGTATGGAAGAACAAAAAACTAAGAAAGCCAAAAGTGGTTTAGCAGTAGGTATAGCAAATATTAAAAAAGCCAAAGAGGGAAAGTCTATATCAAAAGTTGTAGATTCATTTGTAAAAGATGCTAAAAAAAACGAAAAATCTTTTCTTAAAAAAATGACAGAAAAACAAAAGAAATCAGAAAATTATAAAAAAACTATGGGATTTGAACATGGGGATACAAGAAGTCCTAAAACTAAAGCCAGGGTTAAGTCGTTATTTAAACCCTCTGTGCCTGAAACTACAAAGTTAGCTGATTCTGGTTTTATTAGTCAGGGACATCAGTTGAAACAACTTGGTAGAAAACTTCAAGGCAAAAAATATAAACAATACAAAGATAAAGCTTACAAAAAATTGGTTAAAGGAACATAAGTGAAGAAAAAGCATATCATGGAATTACCGACTAATGTGCCTAGATTAAAAAAAGGAGCAGGCATGATTGAATTACCTGATGGAGGTAAGTATTTCCCTGGTGGCAAGAGAATGGATGAGTTTGGAACAGGACTTCCACAATTTGAAGAGATTAAAAGAGAACAAAGAAAAATATCAGGGCAGTCAGGTAGAGTTATTAAACCAACAAAAGAGCAATCTGCTATGCCAATTAAAGAAGTAATGAAACCTAAGGATAGACGGAATAAAGATTTAAAAGAGTATAGAAAGAAAAAGAAAGATACCTTTCTAGGACTCGGACTCGGTATACAGAAACAACATCCTGATAATATCGATAAGAAGACCCCATACAAAAGTATGGATTTGCTAGGTAAGCAAAAGAAAAAAGAAATAGCAATATAAGGAGAAACTAATGCCAAGACACGCTATGAAAACTAAAGGTGCTGCCACTGGTGGCAAGAAGAAGAAAAAAATTAAAAAAATGCAAAGTGGTGGAATGAAAATGACCAAAGGCATGGCTAGAGGTGGAGCCAAGACTAAAATGAAGATGGGCGGCACTAAGATGACTAAGGGATATGCGAGGGGCGGAGCAATTAGACGTAGATAATGCCCTATCTCATAAGTAACGTACCCCATTTTAAGTGTTGGGTACGTAGGGAGTTTACGTGTAATCATCAAAGGTACCATGGAGAGTTTCTTCATGCAATGGTTATAGCAGTAAACACCATTCCCGATAGGTCGCTAAGCTTCCAAGTTGTTTTTACTGGTTGCGAGGTAGACCGAGAAGATGGTCCTGAGGAGAATGTTCATGGAGGAGCAATGTGGGCAAGAATGCCCATACAAGCCTTAGTCGCAGATATACCTGTAGATGAATGGGCAGAACCTATGGAAGACCATTTGTGTCAACCATGGGATTGCGAATCAAGAACACATAGCGTTGTAGTTATGGATAGGGTTAGTTCCTCACCATGGTTATGCAAGATTGATAATCAGTTTCATCAAGGTAAGTATTTGTTTACAGTTGACTATACAGAGAATGATATTGCAGATGACCCAGCACAACATAAGCAATCTCATGTTTTGTATTTAACTGATGCAGGTAAGTGGACAGGTAACATTGTAGCATTACCTAATAATAGAGTAAGAGCAACAAGTCCTGCACTATGGAGAACAGGAGAAGGAGCACCTGATTTTAGTCCTTCACAGTGGACACACTCTGCAGAGTCTCATGAATCTTACTTAGACCCTACAATAACTTTTAATAACTTATATTCAGATGGGAAGAAAAAATAGTGCCACATTATACTAAACCATTACGAAAAGTCATAGGTAAATTAAAGAAAGCATCTAAGGCTCATGCTAAACAAGCTAAAGTTTTAAGTAAAATAGAAAAAGACCAAAGAACAAGATACAAGAGCACTCATGGCAAAAAGAAAAAAAAGTGACCCAAAAGTCGGCACAGGTAAAAAACCAAAAGGTTCAGGCAGACGCTTATACACAGATGAGAACCCTAAAGACACAGTTAGCATCAAGTTCGCCACGCCTGCAGACGCAAGAGCAACAGTTGCGAAAGTTAAAAGAGTCAATAAGCCATATGCGAGAAAGATACAGATACTTACAGTCATGGAGCAACGAGCAAAAGTCATGGGAAAAAGCGAAGTTGTAAGTATAGCTAAAAAAGCAAAAGAGAGTCTAAAGAGGGCGAATGAACGAAAAAAGAAAAAATAGATGTAAGACTTGCGAGTGTTACGAATGTGATGTGGAGGAATGTAACTGTGACTGTCATGACAAAGAGTCTACAGAAGAACAGTTAGAGTTAGATTTTGTTAATTAATGATTGAGTTTGTGTTAGTGTTTATGATGGGAGTAAGAGTAATAGACCAAACACAAATTTTCCAAGATATAGATAGATGTTTGTATTTTGCAGAACGACTAAACAAGCAACCTTCTATACCACAAGAGGAAGGACCTAATTTACGAATAACTGCATATTGTAAACCAAAAAGGAAAAGGTAAAATGTTAGCAGAACTAGCTGCAGCTAATGCTGCTTTCAGTGTCATAAAACAATTTGTGTCCAACGGAAAAGAACTGAGTGGGTGTGCTAAACATATAAGCGATTTTGTATTTTCAAAAGAAGCGATAGAAAAAAATTTAAAAAAGAAAAAAGCTAGAGGTGCAGGTGGTGCAGACTTAGATGAGTTCATGGCTCTTGAGCAAATACGAGAAAAAGAAAATGAACTAAAACAAATAATGATATATCTGGGCAGACCAGGATTATGGCAAGACTGGCAAGCCTTTCAAGCAGAAGCTAGAAAGTCAAGACGCTATCAAGAAAAGATGGCAGAGAAGCGTAGGCAGGAACTTATAGAATATGCAGGATATGGAATAGGTTTTATAATTTTAGTATTCTTCGCAGGTGTATTAGCATGGTTCTTAGGAAAATGGACAGGAAGATTATGATAAACTGGTTAATAAAATTAATAATGTCTAACACTAGAATAGGTATAGCAACTGCTCAAGAGTTGGCTAAACACAGACTTCATACAACTAAGTATGAAGACTTATGCATGTAGGAGGAGTATCACATGGCAGCAAAGAAGAAAAAAACTGGAGGGGCTAAACCAAAGAACCCAAAGTTATATGCTTCAGTAAAAGCAGAAGCAAAGCGTAAGTTCAAGGTATATCCTAGTGCGTATGCAAATGCTTGGTTAGTTAGAACGTATAAGAAACGTGGTGGTACATACTAATGGCTAAACCTAAAGGTGGCTTAACTAAATGGTTTAAAGAAGATTGGCGTGACGTTAAAACAGGTAAAAAATGTGGTAGGTCAGGCAAAGAAAAAAAGTCACGACCATATCCTGCATGTAGACCAAAAGCAGTAGCAGGTAGAATTAGTAAGTCAGAAGCAAGAAAAAAGACAGGACCTAAAATGGTTAAATGGTCAGTAACAGCTTCTGGTAGAAAAAGAAAGACTACTCGTAAAAAGACATGACAAGAAACTATAGAAAAGAATACGACAGATACCACGCTAAGCCAAAACAAAAAAAGAGAAGGGCATCAAGAAATGCGGCTCGGGCAATCATGGCAAAGCGTGGTTTAGTCACCAAAGGTGATGGCAAAGACGTACATCACACCACAGGTAATCCTATGAATAATAAGAAAACTAAATTATCTGTAAAATCAAAAAGCAAAAATCGTTCTTTTGCTAGAACCAAAACAGCTAGAAAGAAGAATCCTCGTGCATAAAGAATTAACAGAATTACAAAACAAATTCTTAGATGCTCTGTTTGGTCCTGCTAAAGGTAATCATGCTAAGGCTATGAAGATTGCAGGGTATTCAGAGTCAACTAATCCACACCATATAATTAACTCAGTGCGTAAGCATATAATTGAAAGAGCAGAATTAGAGATGGCAGTTAATGCCCCTAAAGCTGTATTATCAATGGTAGGAGTTATTGATGACCCATCTGCCATTGGTAATAGAGAAAGACTAGCAGCTTCTCAACAGATACTTGATAGAGTTGGTTTATCAAAGGTAGAGAAGTTAAACGTCACGTCAGATAAACCGATGGGCGTATTTATTTTACCAGCAAAGACAGATGACAATAGCACAGAAACTGAACCCAACTAGTAGATACAAAACACTTAAGGGTCCAACAATTCCTTGGGGATACGAAGCAAATAGCATCGACCCACATTTATTAGAGCCAGTAGATGAACAACTAGAAGCGTTATCAATGGCAGAAGATTATTTAAAAGAGTCTTCTTACCCAGAGGTGGCAAGATGGCTCACAGAATACACAGGACGTAGCATAACACCTATGGGTTTATGGAAACGTATAAAAACAGACAAGACAGATAGACGAAGGCATGCTGAACAAAAAAGCCGCACCGCCAAGACCGAAACTGAAGGCAACATCAAAGCCCAAGCCTTTAACTAAAGAAGAAAAAGAGTTAGTTAAAGCTAAGAAACAACAAAGGTCTGCACGTGTGCGTTTAAATATAGCACAACGTAAAATAGCTAATATAGCTAGGAGCACAGAAGATAATGACATTGCAGAGAAAGCTACAGAGAGTCTACCTGAAACTTATGCTGTCCAGGAGGAACCAAGTCAAACAGTATTGTTTGAGCCAAACCCAGGACCACAAACAAATTTTTTAGCTGCTCCAGAACGAGAAGTATTATATGGAGGAGCTGCTGGAGGAGGCAAGACGTATAGTTTAATAGTAGACCCATTACGTTATTGCAACAACTCTAATATGAACGCTCTTATATTAAGACGTACAAACGACGAACTTAGGGAGATTATACACAAATCTCAAGAAATTTATCCCCAAGCTTATCCAGGGGCTAAATGGATGGAGAAGAAAAGTCAATGGACTTTCCCGTCTGGTGCTAGAATATGGATGACATATCTTGAACAAGAGAAAGATGTTTTAAGATACCAAGGACAAGCATTCACTTATATTGGCTTTGATGAATTAACACAGTATCCGACACCTTATGCTTGGGATTATTTACGTTCACGTCTCAGAACTGCTGACCCGTCGCTGCCCGTCTACATGCGAGGAACAACTAACCCAGGAGGTCCAGGACATGGTTGGGTTAAAAAGATGTTTATCGACCCAGCTCCAGCAAATAAAGCGTTTTGGGCGACAGATATTACGACTGGGGAAACACTAAAGTACCCTAAACATCATTCAAAGGCAGACCAGCCTTTGTTTAAAAGACGCTTCATACCTGCTAAATTAGCAGATAACCCATTCTTGTATAATCAAGGGGACTATGAAGCGATGCTGTTATCGTTGCCAGAGACACAGCGTAGACAATTATTGGAGGGAAGTTGGGATGTTGCAGAAGGTGCGGCGTTTGTTGAGTTCGATAGAAAATATCACGTTACGGATGTATTTACGATTCCAGACAACTGGCGAAAATTTAGGGCGTGCGATTATGGATACTCTTCATACTCTGCAGTTTTATGGTTTGCAGTTGACCCAGCTACTGAACAACTGGTGGTCTATCGTGAAATGTACGTGTCAAAATATACTGCAAAAGATTTGGCGTTTGCTATCTTGGATGCGGAAAGAAGTGATGGACAAATATCGTATGGTGTGCTCGACAGTTCGTGTTGGCATAAAAGGGGTGATACGGGTCCTTCCTTGGCGGAACAAATGATTTCAGTTGGTTGTCGTTGGCGACCAGCAGACAGAAGTAAAGGTAGTCGTGTGGCAGGCAAAAACGAATTACATAGAAGACTACAAGTTGATGAGATTAGCGAGAACGCAGGGTTAGTTATATTTAACAACTGTGTAAACTTAATAGCACAGTTACCTGTAATACCTTTGGATAAAAGTAATTCTGAAGACGTAGATACAAAAGCAGAAGACCATTTGTATGATGCTTTGAGATATGGTATAATGACCCGACCTAGGGCAAAGTCTATATTTGATTATGACCCAGCAGCGATGCCAAGAAAATGGACTCCTGCAGATAGAGTATTTGGATATTAAACATGGAAAATGAAAACGAAAATATTGAAGATTTAGTATTTGTCCCAAAAGACCCAAAGGATGAATTAGCAGCTTATGTTATTGAAAAATTTAAATCTGCAGAAGATGCACGATTGTATGATGAGCAAAGATGGCTTAACTCATATAGACAGTACAGAGGTTTATATACAAACGATACCCAGTTTACTGAAACAGAAAAATCACAAGTATTTATAAAAGTAACTAAGACAAAAGTTCTTGCAGCTTATGGACAAATCATAGATGTTTTATTTGCAGGACAAAGATTCCCACTAGGTGTAGAAGCTACCCGTATCCCTGAAGGTGTAACAGAGTCAGTAAACTTTGACCCCAAAGAACCAGACAATGCACTAAATGAATTAAATAATGTATATGGTTTTCCTGGAGATGGACAAGACTTACCAAAAGGTGCGACCCAAGAATCACTACAAGACTTGAAACTAGGAGCTGTTGAAGATGACCTAGAAAGTATAAGAGAAAAGATAAAGTCTGGACAAGGACTAACACCAACATCACAAACATATTACCCTGCACAAAAAGCTGCAAAGAGAATGGAAAAAACTATTCTTGACCAGTTGGAGGAGTCAAATGCATCTAAGCATTTAAGAACAGTTGCGTTTGAAATGGCTCTATTTGGTACAGGAATAATTAAAGGACCTTTTGCTTTTGATAAAGAAAAAGCCAACTGGGATGAAGAGGGTAATTACTCACCAGAAAGTAAGACTGTTCCAAGAGTTGAGTCTGTATCAACTTGGAACTTTTACCCTGACTATGATGCTAATAACATGGCTGAGGCAGAATACGTTATAGAACGTCATAAGCTAAGTTATTCAGAGTTACGTAATCTTAAAAAGAGACCTTACTTTGACACAGATGCTGTAGATGAGTGTGCAGAGATGGGATATAACTACACACGTAAATGGTGGGAAACAGACCTAAGAGATAATGAAACTCAGTATGACGTAGATAGATTTGAGGTATTAGAGTTCTGGGGCAACATAGACAAAACTATGGCAGAGGCTTCAGGATTAGAAATACCAAAAGAGTTTGAAGATGTAGATACATTACAGGTTAATGTATGGGTGTGTAATAATAAGATACTTAGATTAGTTGTAAATCCATTTACACCAAAACGTATTCCTTACTGTGCCGCTCCGTTTGAGCTAAACCCATATAGTTTCTTTGGTGTAGGACTAGCTGAGAATATGTCAGACACACAAACACTCATGAATGGTTTTATGAGAATGGCAGTTGATAACGCTGTATTGTCAGGTAACCTAGTGTTCGAGATTGACGAAACTAACTTAGTGCCAGGACAAGACTTACAAGTATTCCCAGGCAAAGTATTTAGACGGCAAGGTGGTGCACCTGGACAAGCACTGTTTGGAACTAAGTATCCAAACGTAAGCACAGAGAATATGATGATGTTTGATAAAGCACGGGCGTTAGCTGATGATGCAACAGGCATACCATCTTATTCACATGGACAGACAGGTGTTGCAGGCACAGGTAGAACTGCGGCTGGTATCAGCATGCTGATGGGAGCAGCTCAGCTTAGTATTAAGAGCGTTGTAAAAAACTTAGATGATTATTTGTTGCAACCATTAGGAGAAGCATTGTTTGCATTTAACATGCAGTTTGACTTTGATAAAGAAGCCCGAGGTGACTTAGAGATAAAAGCTCGAGGCACAGAAAGCCTTATGAAGAATGAAGTAAGAAGTCAAAGACTTTTACAGTTACTTCAGATGTCAGGCAATGCTGCTGTAGCACCATACTTAAAAATACCAGTAATATTAAGAGAGCTTGGACATGCTATGGATTTAGATGCAGAGAAACTTATCAATGATGAGAGAGAGGCATTTAAACAAGCAGAGATACTAAAAGCTGCTGGAGGTTTACCAACTGACCAGTCACAAGCACAAGGCGTAAATGTTGCTGACCCATCAGGAGGTGGGGGAGGTAATATTGGCGTAGGACAAGCCCCTGTCCCTGGCGAACAAGGATTTAGTGCTCCACAGAATCCTGCTACAGCTCCACAAGAACCTGCAGTTGTTGACCAATTACAACAATTACTAGGGGGCAGACAGTGATAAAAGAAGTAGCTAGTAAGCTTATACCTTTAGTAGATAGCAAGAAGAATAGTGATTTACTAGAATTATATATGAATCACAGAGTAGAAGAACTACACAAATTGTTGGAACAGTATGACGACATACACAACATAGCAAGAGCACAAGGAGCAATCCAAGAGATACGAAGACTAAAAACTCTTCGTGATGAAGTTTTAGCAAGGGCAAAAAATTAGGAGAACAGTATGGCAAAGACAGAACCAGCAGGATTAGGTGTATCACCGATGACACAAAAGACTAGTCCACCAGTAGGTAATAAGCAAGTTCAAACAAAAAAGCTGGGCAGAGCCGCAGCTCCAAAGGTTACTGACCCTAGAGATGAAGCTTTAAAATTAGTTTCGCAAAGATTGAAACAAGATAAAGAAAAGGGTATTGCTACCCCTATGAGTATTATAGATACCGAAATGCCTACACCTATGACAACTGCATTAGCAACTCCTCCAGCTATGCCCATGGATGAAAAGCCTACAGCTATGAAAGCTGGAGGCACAAAGTCTAAAAAGAATGGTAAAGGTTTAGCAGTTGTAATTGATGTAAGTGGTCCACCACAACCAAAGTATGAAGAAGCATCCAAGGGAACTCCTGCAGACCCACCTCCAGGTGCAACATCAGATGAAGTTAAAGATGACCAACATGTTTTACTCAGCGAAGGAGAGTTAGTTGTACCAGCTAACGTCGTTAGATATCATGGACTTGGTATGTATGAAAATTTAAGAAGAGAAGCATTACAAGGCTTAGGAGAGATGGAAGCTGCAGGTCAAGTAGACTATGTTGATGATGATGTAAAAAGTGCACAAGCAGGTATGACTATTTTAAATGCTCCTAATGTTGCTACAACAGAAGGCATAGCAAGACAACAGCAAACGTACAATCCTGCACTAGGACAGTTTGGAACAGCTACAGTTCCTCAAGCAGCATCAGCTAAATTTATACGTCCAACTGGTTTTGTAGATGCGAATAGAGACGGCATAGACGATAAGCTACAACCTAGTGTTAATAAAGGTATAGCTGCTCCAGTAACAACTGGAGCCATAAGTCCAGCGACTCTCACATTAGGTCCTGTAACTAATCCTAATGTTGTAGTAGGTGCTGGTAACGTAGGTAGCTACAAACAAGAGCAGACATACAAGCCAGGTGATGATAGTACGCCACCACCAGCAGATGACACAACGCCTCCACCTGTCTCCCCAACTAAAGTTGTTCAAGACCAGGGAGGAGACAGTCCTATGGAAACAGAACAAGAGAAAGCAGCAAGGCAACTAGCTAATCAAAAGATTCAACGTGCTAAAGAATTAGGATATGAATATAACCCTATTAAACAAATTGCTACTGCTTTATTACCTCTTGGATTATTAGGAGTTGGAGAAACTCCTGGAACTGTAACTTTAGCTGGTAACATTGTCGGTAACGATGGAAGAGAGTACGACCCCATAACAGGTAAAGTAGCTTCTAGTGGCAGTATGTTTACTGATATTGCAAATAAAATGCAAGGTAAAGATATAAGTAATATTGGACCAGGGGGTGCAATAATCCCTGAGACAAAAGACCCTATAGGTTTAACACCTATGACAGCAGCGGGATTAAAACAATACACTATTGATGAAATGAAAAAAGCTATAGGTGAAGAGCAGTTGGTAAAACAAGTTAACGCAGAAGTAGATAAGTTAGTAAATACATCAACAGTTGCTCCTCAAGTTTCTAATCTAAAAGTTAATAACTTTGAGGAATTAATGCAAAAAATGAAAAGTGATATTTTATCAGATACTAATTTTCAAGCACAAAGAGATGGTGCATCTGCTGGTCCACTAGCACCAGAAATAACAGGCACAGGAAGCGTTGACCAAACTGGTAGATTTTTATCTCAGGCAGAAGCATTATCTGGAGTATCAAGAGATACTATTGAAGCAGACCCTAATTATCAATCCTCAAGAAAAAGTTTTGCAGGGTTAACAGAAAACGCTTTAAATCAAATACTTGATGATACTATACCTTCTACTGTTGCACAAAAAGCAGCTGCACAAGATTTAAAAGAAGAGTTATTGTTAGATAGAATATCAAAGGGCACTGATTCAACAGGAGATGCTGGTAGACAAGCTGAAAGAGAAAGTGGTTTCGACGTAGAAGAAACTTTTGGAAGTGGTAGAAAATCACAAAGAGATTCAGCATTAGATACTTTTAATGAAGATGCAAAATCAGATATTGAATCACGAGGAGGCACTAAGAGTGTTGGATTAAACGATAATGGTTCATTCTACAGTGAAAACAATGATGGCTCATTTACTCATGAAGATGGTACAACTGTAAACTTTACAGATAGCGAAGGCAAACCAGGCAACGCTCCACAAAATACTGAACGTGAACAAAGAATGGCAGAAAGAACTGCACAGTATGATGACCCAAGTCAAGCAGAAGAAGAAAGTGCAGGGACTGATAGCAAAATAGTTTGTACAGAGATGTATAGACAAACTCAACTTGATGACTGGGCACAAGCTATGAAGACTTGGCACATTTATCAGAAAAAATACTTGACACCTCTACATGAAATAGGGTATCATTCGTTATTCAAACCTTTTGTTCGTGGTATGAAAGTTAATAACACACTGACTAGTATCGGTGCTTACTTTGCAAAAGAACGAACAAAACACCTTAGACATATTTTAACAAAGGGTAAAGCTAAAGACAGTATTGTCGGCAACATCTTTTGTAAAATAATCCATCCTATAGTTTACTTAGTAGGATTGGCAGTTCATAAAAAATAATTTATGAATTAATTACTAGCTACTTATCCCCCAATAATGGCTACGATAACCCTAGGAGAAAAGACATGGCTGAAATGGCTGTAGAACAAAAAATAGTTAAGACCCCAATAAGATACAAACGTAACGATGATAAAGAAGCGTTAGAGTTAGAAAAGAATTTAAAAGAAAGAGATGAAGCTTTAGGTAAAGCAAAAGCAGAAGCAGAAGATATCGCTGAAACAGAATCTTTAGCACCTGAAGAAAAAACATTTAAGAAAAGATATGGCGACTTGCGTAGACACTCACAAGAAAAAGAGAAGTCCTATCAAGATGAGATATTTAAATTAAAACAACAATTAACACAAACTGCATCTCAAGAAATAAAACTACCAAAGTCAGACGAAGAGATTGCACAGTGGTCTCAGGAATATCCTGACGTTGCTAAGATTGTAGAAAGTATTGCTACTAAAAAAGCAAAAGAGTTAGACTCTTCACTAGAAGAAAGAATGAAGTTAATAGCAGAAAGAGAAGCACAATCTACTCGTGCTATGGCAGAAGCAGAACTTATGAGAATACATCCTGACTTTGAAACTATTAGGAATGACCAAGAGTTTCATGACTGGGTAGAGCTACAACCTAGATGGGTTCAACAAGCTCTGTATGAAAATGAGAGCGATTCTAAATCTGCAGCAAGAGCTATTGACTTATACAAAGTAGATATGGGTATTACCTCTACACCCAAAAAGAAGGCAGACCCTTCTAAAGATGCAGCAAAAGCTGTAACTAGAGGTAGCTCAAACACACCTTCTGCTACTAAATCAGGACAAGCAAATCAAATAAAAGAGTCTGATGTAGCAAAGATGAAACCACATGAGTTTGAAAAGAATGAAGCAAAAATACAAGAAGCAATAGCTTCTGGTAATTTTATTTATGATATGACCAGACGTGGTTAATATTTTTCTTTACTTTTTAAAATTTGTATGGTATAAAATGTATAAATAGCAGCCCATCTTTCTGATGACCACCTGCTTAACACATTTTCACGAATTATACTAAGAAAAACTACCTAGTTTGAATTAGCCCCAAAACGGACACCTAATTGCATCTAGCCTTTTGATTGTGTATGCACTCGTATTTTTATATTAGCCAAGGAGGATAACATGGCTTTCCAAACTGCGGCTGGATACGGGAATTTACCTAATGGCAACTTTAGTCCTGTCATATATTCCCAAAAGGTTCAGCAAGCTTTTCGTAAGACCTCTGTTGTAGAGTCAATCACAAATAGTGATTACTTTGGAGAGATTGCGAATTATGGTGATACTGTTAAGATTATCAAAGAACCAGAAATCACTGTAAAAGAATATGCTCGTGGTGTTAACATTCAACCACAAGACCTAGACGATGAGGACTTTTCTCTTGTCGTAGATAAAGCAAACTACTTTGCTTTTAAAGTTGACGACATTGAGGAAGCTCACAGTCACGTTAACTTTGAGTCAATGGCTTCAGACAGAGCTGGATATAGACTTCGTGACCAACATGACCAAGAAGTTCTTGGTTATTTAGCTGGTTTCAAGCAATCATCTCTTAACACTGTAGCAGGAACAGCTAACGATACTGTAAATGGTACAAAAGCTGTGTCAACTGCAGGTTCAGACGAATTGCTAACAAGCATGAAGTTAAGAAAAGATAGCTTTGGTAACATCACTACTTCAAGTGCTGGTGACCATTCTATCCCATTAGCTCCAAGAATGCCAGGTGCTACAGCTCAAGCAACAGCAACTGCTACACCATTGCAAGTTATTGCAAGAATGGGCAGATTGTTAGATACACAGTTTGTAGACTCAGATGGTAGATGGCTAGTTCTACATCCAACTTTCGTTGAAATCTTAAAAGATGAAGATTCAAGACTTCTCAATGCAGATTTCGGTGAGTCAGGAGGATTAAGAAGTGGTTTATCAATCGGCACATTACATGGTTTTGATGTATATATGTCAAATAATTTACCTGCTGTTGGTACAGGACCAGGAACATCAGGTTCTGCTAACCAAAATTCAAACTATGGTCTTATTGTAGCTGGACACTCTTCATCAGTAGCAACAGCTTCACAGATAACAAAGACAGAGTCTTACAGAGACCCTGATTCTTTCGCAGACATCGTAAGAGGTATGCATTTATATGGCAGAAAGATTCTTCGTCCAGAAGCAATCGTAACTGCTAAATACAACGTAGCGTAGGGAGGTATAAATGGCGACTTATGATTTAACTTCTAAAGATACCACTGGCGTATCTTCCGACTCTATCGTGGCTATGCCATCAGCTAAAAATACTCACGTAATGAGAAATATTGAGGCTTATCTTGATATTGATGCGTTAGTAGCAGCAGGTGGTAGTTTCTCAGACGGAGATATATTTCAGGTATTAGAAATACCTGCAAATACCTTAGTCTTAAATGCAGGTGCAGAAGTAATGAAAGCATTTACAGGCAGTTGCACATTAGACATGGACTTCGCAGCAGGAGATGACATCATTGATGGTGCAGACATTACATCCACAGGCTTTTGTGCCGCAGGTACTAATGGTCAGACCAACACTGTTGTCGGAAGTGCCGCTTCAACTTACACTCAATTTGTAACTACAACAGATACTATTGATGCTAAGATTGCAGGTGCAGCTCCAGCCACAGGCAGACTTAGAATGTATGCCACTGTTATTGATTTAGCAGGTCATGGTTTAGATGATAAGCCTGATGAAGTCGATAGAGACCAATTAGCTTAATAGCGTAATCATGGGGACAATTAATTTTGTCCCCTATTATTTAAAATTAGTATGGCACAAACTTTTCTTACATTAACTAATAGCGTGCTTGCACGTATTAATGAACCACAACTGACCTCGTCTACTTTCTCAAGTGCACGGGGTATTCAAGTTCAAGCCCAAAACGCAGTTAACGAAGCCATAAGATATATCAATCAAAAAGAATTTAGTTACCCTTTTAATCATGCAACTAACACAGAAGTTTTAGTTCCAGGGACAGTAAAATATAGTTTACCTACATCAACTAAACATGTAGATTATAATACTGCAAGAATAGTCAAAAACTCAACTTTAGGCACATCAGGTGCAAACTTGAGTACATTATCATATAATGAATATATAGCTAACAATGTTGAACAAGAAGATGACATTGTAACAACAACGACAAGCACAACACATACAGATAGCGTTACAACTATAACTGTAGCTAGTACATCAGGATTTGATTCTTCAGGAACTATACACATAGTAAATGAAGAGATAACATATACAGGAACAACAAGCACGACATTTACAGGATGCACAAGGGGTGCTAACAGTACAACAGCAGCTTCTATAGCAAGTGGTGTACAAGTAGCACAGTTTACTGGAGGAGGAGTGCCTTCTCACATAGTAAGAACACTAGATAACAATTTTATTTTGTACCCATTTCCTAACAGAGCATACACACTAAAGTTTGATTATTTTACATTTCCCTCTGACTTATCAGCACACGACGATACCACAACAATACCCGACAGGTTCGCCCCAGTGATAATAGACGGGGCTACCTCATATGCGTATCAATACAGAGGAGAGATTGAACAGTATCAATTAAACTTTGCAAGATTTGAACAAGGTATAAAAAATATACAGACACTGTTAGTTAATAAATATGAATATGTAAGGTCAACAGTGATATTAAGACCAACAAGTATGGCAGGATACTTTAGCACTGAAACAACAACATAATGGCAGATTTATCAAGAGCACAACCTATAGCTTTCAACTGCGAAGGCGGATTAGTTTTAAATCGTTCCACATTTATGATGCAACCAGGCGAAGCATTAGAACTACAAAATTTTGAACCTGACATAGGTGGTGGATATAGAAGAATAAATGGTTTTAGTAAATACGTATCTGCAATAGTTCCTCAGACTTCTTCTGCTTCTGAAAAAGTTTTAATGGTTGCAACATTTGGAGATAAAGTCGTAGCGGCACGAGGGACAAACATATTTACAGCAGACGCAGGTGGTTCATCTTGGACTACAGTAGATAGCGGCAGAACAAGTGCAGGTAAATACTCTTTTGAAAGATTTAACTTTGATGGCAATGACAAGTTAATCGTAGCAGATGGTAACAATGCACCAACAGTTTTTAATACATCATTTAGTGCGACAGATGTGTCTTCAGGTGGTGGTGGAGAAGTAAGCACTGCAGTAACAGGTGCTAAATTTGTTAAAGCGTTTAAAGAGCACATGTTTTATGCAGGTATGTCAAGTGCTAAACAAGAGTTAGTATTTAGTGTGCCATTTGATGAAGACAGTTTTGCAACTGCTAGTGGTGCAGGCAGTATCAAAGTTGACGATACTATAACAGGACTTAAAGTTTTCCGTGAAGATTTATTTATATTTTGCGAAAATAGAATATTTAAATTATCAGGAACGTCTAGTAGTAACTTTGCAATAACTGCAGTAACAAGAGATATAGGATGTATCAATGGAGATACAATCCAAGAATTTGCAGGTGACTTAATATTTTTAGGACCTGATGGATTAAGAACAGTTGCTGGTACAGCAAGAATTGGTGACGTTGAATTAGGAACCATAAGTTCAAATGTACAGAGTTTATTTGATGCAAACTTGTCCAGTGCTTCTGAGTTTGAGTCTGTAGTAATACCTGATAAAACACAGTACAGAATATTTTTTACAAAAGATGGCACAGGAGAAAATAACACAAAGGGTGTTATATGTGTCATGAAAGGACAAAAATTTGAGTTTGCAGAGATTAGAGGAATAAAACCTGCATCAACAGACACGTTTGTATCAGCAGGAAATGTTATAGTTTTACATGGTGCATATAGTGGTGGATATGTATACAGACAGGAATCAGGTAATGATTTTGATGGAACATCTATATTAGGAAAGTATAGAGGTCCTGATTTAACTTTTGGAGATGCTGGATTAAGAAAACATATGCAAAGAGTTATTATTAACTTTGCACCTGAGTCTACAATAGATGCAGACTTATTTTTAAGATATGACTATGAGGCTGCTGAATCACCACGACCTGCAGCCTATCCACTAGACTCAGTTAACATAGCAGCTATATATGGAACAACAACTTATGGAGTTGGTTCATCTTCAACAGGAACATATGGAGGTGCATCGGAACCTTTACTTAGGCAATCAGTTGAAGGTTCAGGTTTCGCAGTTGCATTAAGAGTTAATGATGGTGGTTCTACTGCACCATATTCATTAAAAGGGTTTCAGTTAGAATATCAAGTAGGAGCAAGAAGATAAATGGGAGCTACGTACACAAGACAGTCATCTTATACTGACGGAGATGTGATAACCGCTGCTCATACCAACGACGAGTTCAATCAACTATTAGCTGCTTTTGCAGCAAGTTCAGGACATACTCACGATGGTACGACTGCAGAAGGTGGTCCTATTACCAAACTACTAGGTAATACTTTAACCTTTGGTGCAGGAACTGCAGGAACAGATATAACAATAACATTTGATGGCGAAACCTCTGATGGTGTCCTCAAGTGGATGGAAGACGAGGACTATTTTGAATTTAGTGATGACATACTTGTTGCTTCTACAGAGAAGTTACAATTCAGAGACACAGCTATATACATCAATTCAAGTACAGATGGACAATTA